CCTATCAATTCCAATAATAAATCTTCTATGTGAGTTGTGGTCATTGTATCTATTTTTAAGTTGTTTAACAAGAATTTGATTCAGTTCTTCCAACTCTTCCGAAGATATCAACGCAAACATCAAATCAGCAGTCGCTGGTAATCCAAAACTCTCGGCAGTATCAGTCAAATCTATATTCGTATTTGCAAAACCACCCCTTGTTGTTTGTGTTGCACTCATTATAGGTAAGTTTAATTCTACTGCAAACCCACGAAGTTCCTCAGCAATCGCTTTTACATAACTATAGGAATTCATATTACCAGCATTCTTAAATCTTGCAGTTGTGCAGATATTGAGATAATCAATAAAGATTATATCTGGTTTAAAACTCTTTTTCAATGCAAGTTCTTTTACCAATGCACGAAAATGTCCTACATGAGCAGATGCAGTAGGATATTCTTTAATTACCAGTTTACCATTTGTCTTTGATGCAATTCTTGAAATCCTATCTTCATACATCGTCTTTGGTAAGTCATGTAAATCTTCCATTGTAACATTCATTAAGTTCGCATCTATTCGTTCTCCAATCCTTTCTTCTGACATCTCTAAAGTGATATATAAAACACTTTTATTTTGAGCTAAACAACTCGCAGCCATATGACACATGAATAATGATTTACCAACACCCGTTCCAGCAAGTGCAATATTTAATGTCTTATTAGGTAATCCACCTTTTGTTATTTTATTAAAATATTCTAAATCAAATGGTATTTTAGTTTCTACACGATTATAAAAATCATATCGAGATTCGGCATCTCTTAGATAATCATGTCCTATAGCATTATCAAAATCAACTGCAAGTGCTTCTGAAAGAATAGATGGTAGTTCTGATGCAGTTCTTTTATCTCTATCTTTTCCATCTATAATATTAATTCCTTCTACGATGGCATTATATATCGCTTTATCTTTACAAAACTTTTCCGTAGTATCGACAAGCCAATCGAAATCAACACTATCGGTAGTATCACCATCATCAATATTAAAATTTTTAAGTATATCAACAATTTTTCCATAATCTTCTCCATTCAAATCTTTTCGATTCTGTAACTCTATCTCTAATGAAGTTTCAGTAGGAAGATTATTATATCGTTGAACAAACTTTGAAATTTCTTCAAAAAGAACTTTCTCATGTCTATCGGTATAATATTCTTTTTTTATGAAAGGTAAAACCTTTCGAACATATTGTTCATTACAAATTAGATTTTTAAGTATTGTTCTTTCTATCATGCTCTCTTTCTCTGTATAAGTCTTCCTTAAATATTATATGTACTAAAATATCACCTATCAAGGTAAAAAATTTATCATTAAATCTTTCTTTTTCCAATCCATTCGAATCTAAAATTTGCCATTCGAATTTGAAAGGCAGTTTATCAGTTACCTCATCTTTGTTGTTGTAAAGGTCTGCTTTTGAACTTGGTTCTTTCGGTGGTACTATAGTTCCATATCTATAAACAACACCTTGAAATTCCCCTGCTTTTTCAGTTAAACCAATAGCAGTCCATTCTTGGTCTTTGTCTGTAACATATTTAAAATATTCATGTATGTTTTCTGGAGTCTGACTCATTAATGTATATTTTCCTGAATTTTATTCATCAAAATTTCTATTTCACTATCAGACAGAAACACTTCTGATTCAATTGGTTCGACTGCAAACCAATCTTCCAACACATTATAAGTTACAAGATAAGTAATCATTTCTTCATCACCTATATCATCTGGAAATTCTTTATCTGCATTTACCGATTCTTCATGAATCATTACTTCATAAATTGGTTGAGTTTCATCTATATATTCTTCTTGACGTTCTTCATCAAAAGTTTCAGCATTTTCCACGAAATTAATTTGAACACCATTTGGTGATGTTCCACTAGTATGATATTCAAATACCCATTCTTCTAATATATCTTGTATACTATCCCCCATACATAAATTCCTTTTTCGATACTTCATCAATTTTATCTAAAACATCTTTTGTAAAATATTTTTCTGGATTCTCTAAAATAGTTTTACCATATTGTTTTGTGCCATCTGGTAATTCTATTCTTGTAGAAACTTGTTTAAAGATATCATATTTAACTGCAAGGTCTAACAAACCGTAGTATTTATCAAGTCCCTTACCATAACTTATTCTAACATCAACTGATGAATTTTCTTTTGTAATCCTTGACTTTTGGATTTTACATTTTACAATATTTCCTACAACTTCTTTTCCATCTTTCTCTTTTTTCTTTGAAAGATAAATGATACTTGAAGCAGCATATTTCAAACCACTACCACCACCCATCTCTTTCATGGGTACATATGAGCCAACAACGTCATATGTATGATTGGTAATAACCAATGGAACTTTTGCACGACCAAGTTTTAAAGTTAAAACACGAAACGCAGCTTTTATAATTTGTGCTCGTGTCATATCTCTTGTTTCTTTTCCCTCAGTTGTATCTTCGATTTCTTTTGTTGTTGATAACATACCAAGTGAATCTAATGCACAAAATAATGGTTGTCTTTTTTCTACTGGTTGTTCAAGATACGAATCAAGAATCTTAATTGATTGTGTTCTAAATTCTTGAACTGTTGTTACTGGTACAATTACCATTCTACTTGAATCAATACCTCTATCTTCTATCATTGATTTTGTAAGTGCAGATTCAGATTCAAAATATAAAACACCACCATTCGGGTTTGCATCAAGAAAATGTTTTACCATTCCTAATACAAAAAATGTTTTACCCGTTGCTGATTCACCTGCTATCGCAGTAATCTTGTTAGATGGTAAACCATTATAAATCGAACCAGATAACAATGCATTTAATGAATGTGAACCTGTATCAATAAAAGATTCTATATCACCTGCTGTTACTCCATCTGCAACGATAGATGCATATTCATTACCAGTTTCTTCAATAATCTTTTTTAAAAAATCCATATATTTTATATCTTTCCTTACAAGCTATTTTTTTTATCTTGTATTTCTGACCTTCTTACCTTTGCAAGTTTAGTCATAGTTGTTAAAGCTTTTCTTGCTTTAGCAGCGGAAGCTTTTACACCTTTTTGTTCGAACTTTTCTTGTGCTTCCATGTAAACACTAAATTGTTCTACTATTGCATCATGTGTACTCATATTATTCTCCTTCTGTAAACAGAATTTTTTTTAAATTTGGTGGTCTATATGTATCAGATTTCAAAACTTTTCCATCTAAACGATATATAGGTTTCCCGTTGTTATCTAATTTAGACATATTGCTTTCATGTACTTCTTCAAAACACTTATCAAGGTCTAACCCAAATGCATGTCCAGCACCATAAACAACATAAAGTAAATCTGCAAGTGCATCTGCAACATCAATTAATTTCTTTTCTTCTTTTGTACTGTCATCTGTCGCATTAACCAATTCAATAAATTCTTCATTTATCAAATTAAGTCTTAATTGTACAATGTCTTCAGGTGGAACAGCAGGTTTATCCTTTACCTCTTGTCCAAATGATTTCATAAATGTTTTTACTTTTTGAAAATTTGTCATAACCATTACGAAATAATCCTTGCTTCTTCTGGTGTAATTATTGATTCAAGATTACTTAATCTTTTTTTGTATGCATCTGAAATTTCTTCCAATGTTTTTATAACATACATAACACCACGTTTTGAAACTTTCAATTCACCATCCACGACTTCTCCTGTTAAAGTAATCGCTGGGGTAAATGAAACACCATTTTTAGTTGCTTGACACAACATAGGTCTATCCATCACAATCCATACTTCTTCGTCTTCGTCAATTAAAGTACCAATCAGTTCCATACCATTTAGGAACATAACTGTTACAACGTCTCCTTTCTTATACATTTTGTATCTCCATTTTATTGTTAATATATAATACCTGATTTTTACAGTTTGTCAAGTATCATTATCTTATAATATCTATATCGCTTTTTTGATTCCAAGTTTCAAGTTCAGTTCTTAATCTACCATCTTTTTGTAAATTCTCATAACGATTGATAGCTTTCTTTCTCCACCATTCAACTATATTGTCAAATTCAAATCTATCGTAATTGTTTCTCTTTGTTAATGTATCTGTTTCAAAATTAAAATATTCTTTAACATTATCAAATCCATATGTACACATATATTGTCTTTTTCGTTGAGTAAGATTTTTTGCTTCCTTCATTACTTCACAAAACTTATCATATAATTTTATATCAATTTCTTTTAAAGATGCTTTAGTAATAGATATCATTTTTGTATGTGTTTTTAATTTACGAGATGATGTCGGCACTCCAGATTTAGAATAATCTGGAACTAATCTATCTCCATTATTCCTATCTTTAAACCAATCATTTAGTTTATGAAAATTATCATCATTAATCATTGGTAAAAAATCAGATTCAGTTAATCCAGTAAATTTCAACATAGGTTTCATACCATCATACATTGAAGTAGTTTTCGCAGTACCATAAAGTGATGTTGTTTCAAACATACAAATATTTGCATCATATTTTTTATTCAATGTTTCTCTAGCTAAATGAGAACAACAAATCCCAGCAAGTAATTTTCCACCGAGATAATTAAATCCAAATGGTTGTGTTGGAACAATAATAAATCCCATAATACAAGACTTATTAAATCTTTTCATCACATCCATATTTGATGTATCTAATGGGTTTCCTAAAAAATTATTTCTTGGTTTTGAATTAATGGTCGGAGAACCAAAACGAATGAATCCAACAATCTTATTTGTATTTTTTTCTTTCACAATCCACAAATGTTTTTTACCAGTAATAGATGATTCTACTGCGTGAGATGTTGTGATTTCAAGATAGTTAACAAAGTCGGATGTCTTAGGCTCATAAAGAGAAAACTCCATATCTTGTGGGTGCATATCAAAATCACAAAAGAATTCATCTTCTGGCCCCATGCCTGGCAATGCAGTTGGATATTTCGCCATTCTTTCAAGTTTAACTTGTCTTAAATAATCATCTATACGACCAAAATCCTTATAATAAGAAACAAAAATATTAGCAGCATGAATTGCGTCTTCTCTATTTAATATCATGTAAAAAAATCCTCCAAAGATAATTGTGTTCCATAACTCTTATCAACTTTCCACCCAATCCTTTCAATAATCAAATTAAGTGGTTCTATGAATGCCTTATCAAATTGTGTATCATAATCTATAATATCATTAATATTAAATTCTTTTGGCATCTTCGTAATAAAAGACATTACATTTGATTGATATATGTTTGGTTGTCTTAATGGAAAAAACTTTATCTTGTCTCCATCTTGAATTATAGGATACTTGTTTATCAATTTATTTTTCTTTAACAAATAATTGTATAATATAGCACCCTTAACATGTATCGGTGTTCCTTTCTTATATAACGCATTTGAATCCATAAATTTATTCACACCATTTACTGAACGTGGATACGCAATATCTTCTGGTGGTAATTGTAAAAACTCTTTACGAAACTCTTGTATAAATTGATTTAATTCTTTTTCATTACCACTCATAATCAATTTAAGTGCTTCTTTAATCTTCTTTCTACACGAAGCAGGTGTTGAAGATTTTACTGCTTCAATTCCCATTATTTTTAAATGTGGTTCTTTATATCTAACACCTTCACTATCCCATACATTTAAAATATATCTTTTCTTTGCAGTCCATATTCCTTTATCTGCAATAACTTCTCGTTTCATTACCATCTTTTGTTCATATGCATGTAAATATTTTGCTAGTTTACCATATGATTCATCAATAAATGGTTCGATTTTTTCTTTAATAACTTTATCAAGAAAATTAATAATCTTTGTAGGAGATACATCATCTTTAAATACATGCGAAACAAGTTCATCAAATGTAACATAGATACTATCTGTATCTGATGCAATAATATAATCCTTTTCTTTTGTATCAAATAATTTATTAAGATAGTTATTCACCTCTTTTTCAATCCAACGAATTGCAAGTTGTCCAGAAGTTGTAATAGCTTCTGCGTTTCGAATATCATAATAACGAAACCATTCATTTCCAATAGCACCATAAGCACTATTTAAAGAAATTTTCTGTGCTAATTGTTTTGTATGATAACGAGACATATCATTAAGATGTTTTTTATCTTTTGTATCTTCATAAAGTTGACTAGATTTTAATGCTTTTCTTTTATAGATAACTCTATCATTATAAATCTTTTCCATTAGTTCTGGAAAAAATCCTTTCTTATCAGTTCTGAATATTGCACCATTCGGTGTAATCGTAGTATCCTTTGGAAGAAAAGATGTATCTATTTTTTGATTTAATAATTTATCTACATCAACATTTTTAACTTGTTTAATTAAAGTTTCTGGAGATATATTGTATTGCATAATCAAATGTGGGTATAGTGAATTTAAATCTAAACTAACAACCCAATTATGCATACCGACTTGTGGGTCTTTAACATATGCACCTTCATATCTTTCTGCCTTTGCTGAATGTTTTCTTTTTTGTGGAACAATAATATTTTTCTTACGCAAATAATTATAAATGAGTATATCCCAATATTTTACTGAACCTAACATATCACTATAATTTACTTTACAATCATATGCCATAGTAATAAGAAGTTCAATTAGTTTTAGTTTATCTTCAAGTCTATCAACAAGTTCAACATCTGTAATATTATATTCTATAAATGATTGATAATCTTTTGTGTACCATTCTTGAAAAGTTTCATATGGGTTTTCCTGTTTTTGTTCATCTAGTTCAACATGTGCAATATGGTCTAAACGATAATTTTCTTGATTTGTATAAGTAAATTTTTTATATAATTGCAGATAGTCTAATGTCGCAACACCAAGAATATCATACATCTGATGTTTTCTTCCCATCATAAAAACTTCTTTATCACTTACATTACCCCATGGCGAAAATGCTTTTAACTTCTTTTCTCCAAACAATAATTTAATACGATTCATAAGATAAGGAATATCAAAGAAATCAATATTCCAACCAGTTACAACATCTGGTGTATTCTGTTCCCAAAATACTATAAATTCTTCAAGCAAATCTGTTTCATCTTTACATTGAATATAAGTTACATCATCTCTATCTGTTGTAAACTTACCAATACCCCAAACAACAATTCCTTGTGTTTGATGATTCTTTACTGTGATAGAAAGTAATGGTTCTATTGATTGTCTAGGATTTGGAAATCCATTTTCACATTCAACTTCTATATCAATCGTAATCAAAAGTAATTTATTATAATCCCATTTAATATCTTCTGGATATTTGTCTGCAATATAGGTATATGCATATTGGGTATGACCAAAAACTAAATGAGGTTGGTCTTTATATTGTTCAACAAATTCCTTTGATTCTTTCATAGAAGTAAATTTCATTGGCGTGAGAAACTTACCATCTAGTGTAGTAAACGAAGTTTGTTTCTGTACAGGAACAAATAAAGTAGGTTCATATCTTACTCGTTTCGCAACTCTTTTGTTGTTCTCAATTGCACGAACAAGTAAGTTATCACCCCATTGGTGTACGTTAGTATAGAACATCATATAATATTTTTTATTTTATACGTAATGTTTTGCTATAACATCTAGCATAGCTTGTGCAGAATCTACTTTTTTTAATTCTAGTTCAACTGCTTCAACTATGGTTGGGTGTTCGCCGACACCAACTGCGTTATTTAAATAAACATCAATGTTAGTTTTTGCTATAGCAATTTCACTTTCATATTTTAATTTAAGTGCGTGTAGTATAGCAGGTAACTTTGGTGTATCGGCATTCTTCTGCATAATGTTTAATTCATCATGTACGTTCATAATATTCTCCTTTAATTAATTAATCACTTTCTGGTACTGGTCTTTGTTCAACACTCTTTCCAATGGTGTATTTAGTTTCCAATATCCATTCACTTTTTTCTTTAAAAGAAATTACTTTTATTTGACTTAATGGTGCTTTCGGCTCATTGTCACCAACAATAAAAAGTAGTTTCCAATCTGCTAAAAGTTGTGCAATAGTATTCCTTCTAGCAACATCATTCTCATTAATATTTGTTTCTTTTCCGTCAAGTGCAAACAATTCTTTAAAATGCACTATGTAATATTTTCCTTGTTTATGTAATATATGACAAGATTGAAATAACTTTTTTTCTTTTCTTGATGCAACTCCTATCCTTGATAGTGTTTCTCTAACCTTTAAAAAATTATCTGGTTCTTCTAAAGAAATTTCTAACATGTTTTCAATATCCCATTTAACGACTGTCATTTAGTTCCACCTCTGTTTAATTTTTCTTTGATGATTTGTAATTGTTTTTTGGTAAGTATTTGAAGAGCTTCCTTTGCTTTTTCATTATTATAACCATAGTATTCTTTACACACATTCAAATCATTAATTTTTGATTTTCTTAACCATTTAGAAAATCTATTCCTTTTTCTAATAGTATTTAGAAAAAACATGAATTGAAGTTTCTTGTCCATATGTGGTCTAGTATTTAATTCATTTACCAATAAAATACACTCTTCAAACGCACACAACACCTTATTAACAATAAAAGATGGGTATTTCTTTTCCCATATGTTATCATCAGTATCCATCAACTTTTGTTTCGTATTATTAATTGCATTAAGATAATCTTTTAATTCGTAGCTCATTTAAATTTACATTGCCCCATAATTTCTGTAAGACATGCAAGAACATTAATCTCGCTGTCGGCACTAAATGCTTGTTTGTATTGATAATCTGCTAGAATTAATACAAGATGTGGAATATTAACTGGTTCGATATAATCATTTGCATAATCATATATTTTTCTAAAAAGTTTAGCAGGGTCGTTATCCATATTCTCTACAACCCACTTACGAACTAATTTATAATCTTTTTCTTTCATATGAGATACCAAATCTTTCATATTCACATCTGAAAGATTGACCAAGATACCAGCATCTATCTTTCCAGATACAGAATATCTTTGAATCTCATTTAATATTCTTCTCCAATCTGGAAAAAATGTATTAATAAGTTGTGCAATAACTTTTGCATCAAAAGGTATTTCTTCTTTTTGTAATATATCTGAAACTCTTTTAAAAAAACTTTCTGCAAGAATTGGTCTTTCTGATACAGGAATAATAAAATCTATAACACTACATCTGGAATGTAATGGTTCGATAATTCTATTTCGATAATTGCAAGTAAGAATAAATCCACAGTTCTTATGAAATTCTTCTATAAATCCACGCAACGCTGGTTGTGTAGATTGTGGATTAAGATAATCTGCTTCATCTATGATAACATATTTTCTACCACCCTCTAAAGAAGATGTAGATGCAAAGTTTTTAATCTTAGTTCGTAGAACATCAATTCCAGATTCCTCTGAACCATTTATCATATACCAAGTTGCACCAATCTCGTTTACCATTGCTTTCGCAACCGTAGTTTTCCCTACACCAGCGCCACCTGTTAATAACAGATTCGGTATATGTTTTTGTTCCACAAACTTAGAAAATGTTTCTTTAAGTTGTTTTGTTAATATGCAATCATTGATTTTTGTTGGTCTATATTTCTCAACAAATAAAAATGTATTTTCCATAATGTAATCACCTTTTTCATAATATTATATATACTATTTCGTATAGGAAGAATCTGGTTCGAGTGCAATCCAATACTGAATAGTTTTGTCGTTACTTTTATTTGTAAAATGTGAAATATTTTTTGAAGAAATTTCTACATCATAATCGCCAGGAATAATTTTTAGATTCTCAACTTTAAAATAAAACTTATAATCTCCTGTTCCTTTTATATCAACATCAACAGAAAAATTGTTTGCAGATGAATTTTTCTTATCGGTAACTGATAAAGCACCACTTCCATTTAATAGAAGGTCTTGGTTACCAAGAACAGCAGATGCCTTTGCAACTTTGTTAAACGTATCTTGTTTAAATTCAAATGATACTTCTGCTTTAGGCATTTGTACATCTTTTGATGGCGAAACAATAACACTAGAGTCTGAATAAAAATATTTTAAACTTCTATTCTTTGTTTTATCTTCTGTTATAACCACATGATTTTCTTGAAAATCTAAATCAGGGTTTCCAAATAAAGATAGTGCAGATAAAAACTCATTCAAGTCATATATCGCAAACTCTTTTGGAAATGTTTCCTTGACTTCTGCCTTTGCAACAATGTTTTTCATTGTCGACATTGTGGTAAGGGTTGTACCAGACTTAACTAATAAGTTCTGGTTTATGTTTGAGAAATTCTTTAGAACTTCTTTTGTTTGTTCACTTATTTTCATAATATGTGTACTCCTTTAATTGTATTCTAATATTATACATTAATAATAATGTCTTGTCAATAGGGAAATAAAAAAAAGGGATTGCCTCATAAACAACCCCTTATCATAACATTATTATTTAATGTTTATTGTTCT